CCCCGCTACCTGCAAGGTACTTATCAAGTTCGTTTTGGCCTGAACGCTCTGTAAAGCGCTGCACCAAAACAACAACATCTAGGTTTGCCTGGTCAAGTCCACGGGCATTATTCAAATCAAATGTAAAGTCCAACTGGCCAACGACTGCTGCAGGGGCAACTGGCACTGTAGGGATTAGTTCGTAAACACGCATCCCTTTAATTGCCTCTAGGTTGGCTTTTAAGCCGTTTCTAACGGCACTTGGCAACATTACTTAGCCAACCCATTGTTCTTGCGTAGGGGGCGCAGTAGTGCCTCAACATCGGCATCTAGCTTTGCAGCCAAACGCACTGTTCCTAAATCTGTATTACCAGCAATGCCAAATGGTGACTGGTTACGCAGGAACAGGCGAGAGGCTTGAATTTTTGCTGCGGTTTTTACTTCGTATGGCACCGCTGACCATCCAAAAACACCCTTAACCCGTACCGATTGTGGCAAGTTCCATGGGAATACATAAGAGCCAACCGCCAAAATGCGAGACATTGGCCAACCGCGTGAAGGATTGTTGACTGGTTCAAACATTGAATCGCTGACAGTCCATACAGTGCCATATAAGCGATCAAAATTATCATCAGTTGCAATCTCGCTGATGCTCACAAAATCATCAACTGGCAAAATCCAATAGTCGGTTGGGGTGTAATAACGGGTTGCTGGTACTAATTCGGTGCCATCCTTGTAAAAGAAACGGCCACAATAATCATCAATTTGGCGTGAAGCGGTTGCAATAGCAACTTCAAGGGCTGCATTATCTATTGAATCTTCAAGATTCAGTGCATCCTTAACTTCATTCAGGGTTACATACCCGTTAGTTATCGCCACGCTTTATTCTCGTTTCTACTTTGGGAAGCATTGCGCGTTCCAGTTGTGGAACGGCGGTAGCGGTTTCCTTTGATTTTACCTTAATTCTTAAAATTCTTTTTAAGCGTTCCATATATCGTGCTGCCGATCATCTAGCCAATAACTCTTTGAGTGAGGCAGTATCGCGCCAGTATGCGCATAAATTGGAAATCCTAGCGAACGAACTCTGCGGCAAAACTGTAAATCTTCGCCTATCCATTCGCCATTGATTGGGCCATCCCAAAACCAGCACCAATCTTGCCCCTGGTGTGGGTCGGCATCTGCCTGAATTGCCTCAAGAACGCTGCGGTGGATTAGCAAACATCCAGTGCCTGCGGCATCTACTTGGAAAACTGAATCTTTATCGTATTTATTTAATGGCAAGAAACCTTCAGGGGCATCTTGAAAAATTGTTGGCACTGGTTGTGGGTATGGATAGCCAGTTTCAAAACTGGCAAACACCAAACCTGCTACAACTGGGCGCTCTGTGTCGTGTGCAGCTTCGATCAACTTATCAAATGCTTCAACCGAAAGTTGCTCATCTGAATCCATCATTAGCAACCAATCAGATTTGGTTTCTAAAAACTGTTTTACCAAACGATTGCGTTGCTTTGAAAGCAAACCTGAACCTTTGATGCGAATGAATGGGCCAAGTCGCGATGATCGTGACTGAGCAACCTGAATCAAGCTAAATGCAAACCCACCATTAACTGTTCCTGGGTCGCAACTGCCAATTGAAACTTTGTGTGCTGATTTCATAGATTCCCCCGAATCATTTAAGAAGTAAGAGGCGGGCCAGTCGGGGGAGAAAGACCCGCCTCTTACAATTTGTTAACTTTCGATTAGAAAGTTGGTGCTACCAAACCAGTGCCTGAAATAATTGAGGCTGCTAGTGGGTAACGCTCTGCAGTGAACGCACCGAAGCCGTACACAACAGATTTGATTGTTAGAGATGAAGCACCAGTTGCATCAAATGATAATGCGAATGGTGAACCTGGCTGCTCCCATAGGTGCATTTCAGGTGCTGCTACGCAGTAGATTTCATCCTGGTTTGTTGCTGCACCGTATGTTGTTCCAACATTTGCATCAGCAATGATTGGCAAGCCCATCATTGAGTAACCTGAGTTGCCGTATCCTGCTGCGCCTGCGCCTGCTGCTGAACCGTTCATTGGTCCTTGTGCATTTGGAACTACAAGTGGGCGGCCTGTTGAATCTGTCGCTGCTAGCAAGAAAGCTAGGCGGCGTGGGTGCATAATCCAGTGTGTTGGTGTCTCAAACACATTTGACTGAATCTTTTGAATTGCATCAGCCAACTTTGGATATAGAAGTGCAACTGTTGGTGTTGTTGCAGTAAATGTTACTGCGTTTCCACCTGAGTTACGGATACCCTTGAACTGTCCGTTGTTGCCTGTTCCATTGAGAACCTGAGCATCAACTGTTGTGTGCCATGAACGGATTAGGTCAGCAACAACGAATGTGTCAATGCCTGTTCCGCGCTCAATTGCCTGGCGTGATAGGTCTTGCTGACCAGCGATTGTGCGTACTGGAACAGAAAGTAGTGTGTCATCAGCATCAGTTTCTGATACTGCAGTGTTCTGTGTTTCCTGAACTGCAGTTGATGTACCAGTTGTCATGCGGCTAATCTCTAGAGACATACCAGCAACAGGTAGTGTGTGCTTTGCAGTTGCAAAGTCTGCAGTTGGGCGGCCTGCGCGAGCATAAGGTGCTGCTAGGTCAACCAAGTATTGTGGAACAACTAATCCAGCGAAGTTTGATGTATCAACATCACGGCGCTCAATTGATTCTTCCTTTGTGTGGCGTGCTAAACGCTCTTGTGCGTTGTAGTCACCACGAACCTGTGCGTTGAAAACATCCTTTACGAATGAAACGCCAGCTTCAGGTGAGTATGTGCGTGCTTCGCGTGTAACGATTGCTCCGCCTACCTTTGGTGCAACAACTGCTGCAACTGATGAGCGCATTTCTGCAACCTTTGCATCTGCTGCTGCCTGTGTTGTGAACTTTTCGATCTTTGCATCTAGTGCGCGTGCTTCTTCTACGAGAGCATCAACCTTTTCGGTTTCCTCTGCAGTAAGGTCGGTGCGTGATTCTGCGGCTACTGCCTCAAGAACTGCATCCATTTCTGCCTTAACTGCATCACGGCGCTCAAGAGCAACATCAAGATATGACTTTGACATTATTTCTCCAATGAGTTTGTAATTGTTTGAGGTGGTGGCAATGCTCTCCACGGCGCTTTTAGGGTGTGGGATTTGCTCCGACTTCGATCTGCTACTTGTGCAGCAGAAACTTATTTTGTGTTATTGATAATTGCTTTGGCTAGGCGCAGGGAAATTGAACGCGCTGGCATATCTGTTGGCTCTAACTCAACTTCAGGTTCTTCGACCTCAACAGTTGGGGTGAGTGTGTTAAGCCCTAACAAAACTTCAAGCATTGTTTTGCCTTCTTCAAGGCTATCGTAAGATTCTGAAACCTTCTCAAGAATTGAGTTGATAACCAAAGTTGATTCGCCATCTAGTGCGCGACCTTCTTTGAGTGCGGCCATTGCGTGATTAAGTGCTTCACGGGCTTCAACTGTTGTTGTTGGGTAGGCAGGATAAGTAACCACTGAAACATCTCCATCTGCTAGTGAAACTTCAGTTAGCGTGCGAGTTGAGCGATCTTCACTCCACTTTTGGCGGATAACACGAAACGCAAAACTCATTTGGTCAACATCTCCGCGCTCAACTAACTTGTAAAGGTCGCGCCCCTCTGTTGTATCTGCAATGATGGCATCCATAAAAAGCCCACGATCATCTTCGCTTAAAGTCAATGTGCCATTCTTTGTACGAGCTAGTGGCAAACCTTCATGGTTAATAAGCAAGCGAACATCGGGTGTTTCGCTCAATGTCTTACGGAAAGCGCCAGGGGCGATAGTTTCCTTAAATGGTAGTGGAACGCTTGCATCATTAAACACTGCAGCATAACCGCGCAAGCGCATTGTTCCATCTTCGGCTTGGCGTGCTTCAACATCTTGTACCGTAAAAGTACGGCGTTCAATTTTTTTCACTTTGCTCCTTGAATCGGCTTCGGCATCAAGCGCATCAATTTTGCGTTGCGCCCAGTTTTGTGCCCTATCAGAAAAGTTGGAATCTCCACCCCACAACAACCAAGCAACAAGCCCTGCGCCTGGGTACTGTGAATCTGACGGGTCATTATTTTTTGGTGCTTGTCCATCTACTTGATGACGGGCAAACCACGGTGCCATCTTTCGAACTTTGTTTTCACTTACTCGACCTGCTGCCATCTCGCGTGCTTCACGCTTGGTGCCTTCGGTTAAACCATCTCCCCCGAAACCTTCTTTAAGATAATCCAATCCCCTTTGTGCGTTCTCACGAATAAACGCTGGAACACTCAAATCAACTGCACGAACTTCCCCGCCTGGTTCCATATCTTCGGAAATTGAAATTGCAACCATCTGATCTACTGCATCTTGCTTTGTATCGTGACAGGCAATTGTTGTATAAGAACCATCTGATTCTTCTTTAACTGTTGCCCAACCTGAGCAATCTGCCTGTTTATCACTTACAAGGTAAGGCATTACTCAACCTCATAAACAGATGTTGGGTCGGCTGGGTCAATTGTTGAAATCTGTTGCAACTGACTTGAAGGCAAACCAGTGTGCTTCATATCAGGCAAACCAACTGCCTTTGTAACTGCCGCTGGGTCAAAGCCGACCTGAATCAATGCTGCAGCAATTTCGGTGCGTAGCTTGAGGCCAACATCCTTGGCATCTGTTGCATCAATGTTTTGTAGTGGCACACGGTACTGATCGCCATTTTCAATTGGTGCCATATCTTCGTAAGCGTGAACATCGTTGAGTGAAAGGAATCCTTCACGCAATCCCTTTGTGTAAGCATCGTAGCGCTCAATTGTTGTACCGCGTAGCAGCGCATCAAGGTTAAAGCGAATGAATCCATCAGGTTCAGGCAGCAATGTTGAAAGTGATTGTTCAATTCGCTCCAAGATTGGGCGCAATGAGTGCTGAACAAATGAAAGGTTTTGGGCTTCAACTGATGCAAATGACATTGCACCCGCTACTGGATGACCAAGTAGCGATAGTGGAACGCGGAAAATACGAGCAATTTCTTCAACTGAGAAACGGCGAGTATCTAACAACTGCGCATCTTGTGCGTTGATTTGTAGCGGCTTGAAAGAAGCACCGCCTGAAAGAATACCGATCTTGCCTGCGCGGTATGGGCCAGTGTGGGTGAGGTTCCAATCGCGGCCAATGTCTGATGCCTGTTCTTCAGTTAACTCACCTGGCACTTCAATCACACCGCCAGGGTTGGCTGCATTGCCAAAATATGAAGCGGCATAAACATCTGCTGCCATCGCTGCGCCAAGTGTTGTACGGCAAGCCGCAATTGGGCTGAGGCCGTAGCGCTGACCTGGTAGGCGGAAATCAGGGATGTGTAAAACTTCTTTGTCTGTCAGGCGTTGCTCATAAAAACCTTGTGAGTCTTTAATTTTTACAAAATAAACTAATGGCTCACCTGGCCCTAAGCGTTCGATGCGCACATTGCGTGGGTCAATTACATATAACTCTTGAACATCGCCCATATCATCGCGAACTGTAAGAATGTAAGCGTTGCCCTCAAGTTTGAGTGAAGTAACAATTTGCTCATAAAACTCAAGGCGTGTTGTTTCAGGATTTGGGCGGGCAATCCAATTTGGTTGATCGCCGTAGATAACTGAGTAAGGCAAGCGGTTACGACCACGGCGCACATAAGCGCCAACAGGTAGTGATGATGTTGCATCTGCCAATAGGCGCACACAAGAATAAACAGTGGACATACGAATAGCAGATTCAGAATCTACGACTACTCCAGCAATTGAACTAAACGCTGGGCGGCCAGGGATCAGTGGCTCTATGTATTGATTGTTTGCTGAACGCTTATTGTTAGCACCAGCCAAACGCTTTGATAAACTCATTAGTTAGCCTTCTCTGTTATCCATACCAAAAAAATACCTGCAACAATTAAAGCTAGCGGCACTGAAATCATTGCAAGCCCAGTTGTTGCAAGCGTTACGCCCACAACTTCAACTGCAACTGATATATCAATCTTCTTCATTATGCTCCCTATACCTGAATTGAAAAGAATCTTGCAACTGGTGCTGGCGGTTCGGCTGGTTGAGTAGCGCGATCATAACCAAAGATTGAAGCAACGGCGGCATCCACCTTACGCCTGCTACTTGCTTTGGCAACCATAACACCACGGCTAGATTGTTTTGTTACGCAGTTGGCAACATGGCGTGCAAGGCGTTCATCTCCATCGTGAGTAAATGATTCATTCACTACGGCTTCGTAGAACTTTTGTGTTGCGGGTACCATATTTGCAGCACTGTTGGGGTAACTAACAACAGGCAAGCCTTCTTCATCAAGAACCATAAAAGTTCTTTGCCAGCGGGCTGGGTCGAATACGATTTCTTTAACATTGAATCTTTCATCCCTAAATGTGCTGACAATTGTTTCTTCTACTTCAGCAACTGGAATATGCCAGCCCTGTTCAGCATCATCAGGGCGCTCCCATAATCCAACAACCATCAAGTGAGGTTTTTCGCCACCCAATAACCACATCACAAGTGCGGTTGAGTCGTTTGAAAACGCACCATCAAAAGCAAGAATTACATCTTCGCCAGGTTCAGGAAATCTATCGGTGTCCTTTAGCGCTTCCCAAGCACCTGTTGGCAACCACGCAACTGAAGTATTTACAAAACAATTCAGGCGCTTGGTGCGAAACTCAGCTTCAGGTGTGCGCAAAACTGCCGATGCCATTTCCTCAGCATCTAGCAAATCGTTGTAACCTGGATTGCTTTCTATCCATAACTTTTCGTCACGGTGATCGGCTTCAGGTTGCGTTGGCTCCCACCACGAAAAGAAAAATGATGGGTCCTTCTTCTCCCCCTTTACAACCTGTTGGCCGTATTGGTATAGCGAATAACAAAGAGAATCTTGGCCATTGCTTTGTGTCTTAACACCTGCAGTTGTGATACCAAGAAGAAGTGAGTCGGCTCTAGCACCACCTGCAAGGCTAAGCACATTCCACAATTCCCAACTAGGTTGGGCGTGAACTTCATCAAAGATTACAAGCGGTGAAGGGTTAAGGCCTTCTTTTGAATAAGCCTCTGCCGACAGTACGCGGTAAACACTGCCCTTATCTTTGAATTCAATTGCATCGCGGTATAGCGTGAACATTGATGATAGTTCTTCATCTAGCTCAATCATTCGCTTTGCAGTTCCAAACACAATGCGTGCCTGGTCACGATCTGCAGCGCAGGAATAAATCTCTGAACCATTGCCGCCAAGTGTTAAACCAGCCAAGCCCATTGATGCGGCCAGTGCGCTCTTGCCGTTCTTTCTTGACATTCCCACCAAGGCGGTGCGGTGTCTAAATCTGCCATCTTCACGGCGGGCAAGTGCGTGCTTTAATAATTCCTTTTGCCATCCGCGCAGTTCAAGCAACTTGCCTGCGGGAGATGCAACAGAATCTTTTGTTACTCTGCAAACGGCTTCGGCAAAGTTTGCATACAACTCGCCATCGCCACGCTCTTGATCTTCAATTGGCACTGGCGTTAACCAGCGCGGTGGCCAACCTGCAACATCAGCCATTCTTTTTTTGCTGCTCTAACAACTGGGCCAACTTGCCCTTAGCCGTTACTTCAGCAACCCCCAACTTACTGCGATCAATTGGCGTTAAGCCAAGCAATGAAAGCAATTTGATAATGTCACCTTCAACGGTGTTTAACATTCCAAACAAAGGATTCGCATAGGCGTAACCCTTATCAGTGAATAACACAAACTCTGACTTAGCCATCTTCGCCTGTAGCTCGTACTTCTTATCCATCTTTTCACAAAGTTCAATTAGCAATTTGCTATCGCTGGTTGCAATCCAAGGTGCAATGCTGCGCACATCTGTCCATAACTTTTTGCCAGCATCGCTTAAATGAATCGGCGCATCGCTTTTGATTTGTGGCAATGAAATTACATTTTTGAGATCAGGCAGTTTTTGTTTGCCTGGGTTTCCATTCTTGCGTTTAACTTCATTCGGCTTTTGTGCGCTCACTTGTTTCCATTCGCTTGGGAATCTAACGCCCCCGTTAGTTTCGATTGCCTTGCTTTTTCAAATTCGGACATTTGGTACAAACCAGTTCAAACCAGTTCAAACCCCCCACATTCAAAACTTCGGCGATGTGCGCCGTCA